CTGACATCTTAAATTATGACCTCTCAAACGAAAAGGATTGCGTCAGCGATATGAGCTTGGAAGCAAAAAGATTTCTGTCTTATTTAAAGAGGGGGATTCACACATTTCCAGATTTATACGACAATCTAGATATAAATTTTCCAGTACAAGCAATACCATTTTTTGAAAGATTTGGTGACCATGTTGCAGGTGTAGCAATGGATTGCAATTTAATAATATTCGAGGATTTGAACGCTTGTGATTATTATGAAAGTTCTCCGACCCCAACGACAACATTAACTCTGACACCAACCCCAACTATAACTCAAACACCAAGCGCAAGCTAAGATGGAAGACCAGCTTGAAATTCAAAACGGAATTACTCAGTTGCTTACACAAGCAATCAGAGGCGAACTTTTGATTAGTAGACCTTCAAGAGCTTATGATGGTAGATTTAAACCAGTAAAGGGGGGACCAACCCCAGTTTCAAATAGAAACTATACAGGAAGATTATTTGATAGCGTCACCGTAGAATTCATTGAGCTGGATGATGCAATAAGATTGCAAGTATCCTTCCCAGGAGCACCGGAATGGTATTGGGTTAACTATGGTAGAAAAGGTAAGCAGCAAGACCCAGGATTAAAATATCCCCCCTTATCAGCAATCGACAGATGGGTTGTTGCAAAGCCAGGAATTAATTTGGCTGTTCGTGATAAACAAGGACGGTTCATTGAAAGAAAATCACTTGTATATTTAATCCAAAGGTCTATCGGTGAATATGGATATTATGGTATCAAATTCGTTGACCGAGCCATACAAAAAACAAGCAGAAAACTGGAAGAAGAATTGGGGGCCTATGCTGCATCTTATTTCCAAGAAATAATAAATAGAAACATTCTGGTAGGACCAGTTCAAGTAAAATGAGTTTAACAATCGTAGATTCTCCACAACCATTTCAACCTGTATTATCAGATGGGTTGTATTTCACTTTATCATCAGCAACCTATGATACATCAACCACATTCAAATTCAGGTTCGTATATGACCTTTATGTTGAAGGAGAAAGAGTTTTTCAGGGAAAGTGTTCCCCTAACCCATTTGGTGTGGGAATTGTTGACCTACAACAAATCCTTGAATCTTATACAAATTCTCTACCCGTATCATACTGGAATGATGTCCCAATCTACACTCACGAAACTTTTCCATTCAGCAGACCTGCAAATGAAGAAACGATAGGATACCAAATTATTGCTGGTTATGAATATGCTGATAGTGAAATCGCAGGCGTAACTGGTTTCACTGGCATCGGTGATATCGTAGGACCTCCAGCAACCCTTAGCAAAGTATACAAAACATTTAGGTCAACAATGGGTACCAACCCAAGAGCCACTCAACAGAATTTTAACATAGGTCCTTTTGTTTTATCAGGGACACCATTGAGCGTCAATCCAACCACATCAGGATTATTCTTGACCAATGCCCCAAGAATTATGGATATGTCCCCAGAGGACTATTTCGTGCTTGGTTTCACAAACTACTATCTGCAGTCTGGAACCACGCCAACAATCCTATCTGAACCTTATTACGTAGAATACAATTTCTATGATGATAACGCGCAATTAATTCAAACCAGCAGGTATGACAACATTGTGCAAAACGGAGGGGGACCAAGAGCAAATGGTTGCGATGTGTATCAAGCATTATATGTGATTGACCCTTGGACTGGAACAAATTTTAACACATTATATGTTGGTGCTGGACCGGCAAACATTCCAGTATTGCCACCAAACTGCGTGCAATACACGGTTCAATTATTTGGGGGATTTGAGGGTGAAACAAGTCCAATTGCAGCTACCCCAACCCCCACTCCAACACCAAGCTCTACGGCAATTATTCCTGCAACACCATCTTCAACCCCAACACCAACACCAACACCGTTCTGTGCGAACTGTGATTCTTATTCAATTCAATACACAGGATTGAGTGAATTTGGTAGCGCAACCTATGTAAAATGTGATACAGGAGCATCAACCAATTTCAAGCCATTACCTGGGCTTATTTATCAAGTTTGTTCTTGTACTACCCCAACTGGTTTTGAAATTGATGTGCAAAATCTAGGTGACTGTTTCCCAACGGTCTCACCAAGTCCAACACCCACACCATCATCAACTCCTGATTGTTTCTTATCTTGGAATATCAGCGAATGTGTCGGAGGTACATGTCCTGGTGGAGTGTGTGGTTGCGATACACCAACCTCAAGAACTGTTTATACTGATTGCTCGGTAACAAACATCCTGAATCCTTCAACAGAGCTATATGAAAATACGGCATTAACAAATCCATTCACTGGTGATTTCCAAAGAAGTGGGGCAATCTGGAATTCATTTGGTTCAGGTGTCAGCTTCGTTTGTAACATCGGTTCATTCTGCTAAAAATTATTTAAAATGGCTATAGTTCCACAACCAGTCCCAACGACATACATAACCGGAATCTGCTCTGGGTATACACCCATAAGCGAGGTATTCACATTCAATGTTGAATGTCAACCAACACGTTCACAGAATCAGCATTTTCAATTGGCATGGATTAACCGATATGGTCAAATGGACATCTATCGTTTTTTATTCAACAGATACCAGGGTCTAGATATTTCCAGGCAGAGCTATAAATCCTGGAACATAGATTGGGGGTCACCCAATCCAGTTAAGACACAATATTCAAGGGGATTGAATGACAGTGAGGTTGTCATGAATGAGACCGTCATTGTCAATTCAGGCTTTGTAAATCAACCAACATTCCAATGGCTGGAAGAACTCTGGACATCAAACGATGTATATGAAATTCAGATGAACGGGGGCTTAGCTCCTGTGAATATTATCAACACAGAATTTGAGAAAAAAATCCAGGGTAACCGGACCATGTACAATTTAGAACTCCAATATTTATACTCCAATAATATCCAACTCCTAGGTAGATAAAAAATGAATACATCCCTTATAGTACAAATTTCAGGGAATACTTGGGAGCGATTGGATATCTTTGAGGACATTCCAATCACCCTGACAATCCAGCAATCTGATTTGTTAAATTTAACGAATCGTAGAGTACCATATTCAAAAACTTTTGAGATACCAGATACCTCACAAAATGCAATAATTTTTGAGCATTATTTTGAGGTCAATGGAATTGATTTCAATCCGTTAAATAAAATCGATTGTGTTGTCCAATATAGGGGCACGGATATTTTCACTGGTATACTACGATTGAATGCTGTAATTGAGACCGCATCAGAGCGCTTGTACGAGGTTTTTATACTGGGAGAGGTAGCTGACTGGTTTAATGGATTCAAAGACCTGGATTTGCAAGATTTGGACTACACAGATTTGGTTCACGATTTAACTTATTCTGCCGTAACAAAATCCTGGGAATGTGTTAACGATGGGGCATCTGGATTATTTGATGGTCAGATTATTTATCCGATGATAAATTATGGATTAAGATATTCTGGGACCACCACAGGTTCAACCCCTTCATTTAGCATGGACTTCGGTCAACCGAGAAGCTTTGACAAGACAGCTTTTCCGATGGCACCGAATGATTTCAAGCCAGCTATACAGATAAAATCCGTTCTAGATAGAATATTTGCCATATCCAACGAATATACAATCCGTAGTGAATTTTTTGATTCAGAATATTTCACCTCAATTTATATGGATACCTTCCAGAATGCCGAGGTTGGAACATCTATTTCATCTGCAATAACGAACCAGAACATTTTCAAAGCACAATTCCCGTTTGTTGAATATCAGTATAGCAAAGACACACTACATAACATCCCATTATTTGACAATTTCCCGGGGGGATATGACCCATTAAACAATTATCGAAACTTCTTTTTTCAACCGACTGGTTTTGGAGTTTTTAGAGCCCCTTATGCTGGTACGTATTCATTCAACTTCAGATTTAATCTGCAATTTTTAAATCCAATAAGATTTGCTGCAATTCCTGCAGCCAGAATTGCTGTTGTGGTAAAAGTTGCCAACAGCATCAACGTAGCACAGGGCACCACTGTTTATCAATCACCGGATATTTTATTAAACCAGGCATTTTTTAATGATTTACCTGTCAATTTGTTTTTTAATATACCATTGGTTGCAGGGCAATATTTGCAAGTATTCATTTTGGATTTGGTTGCACAGGTTACGCTAGGTGTTTACAGTGGAAGTGATTATGCAATTAAGCCATTTAGTCAAGGGGGGGTTGTTGACCCATTAATTTTATTTGAATTATTCAGTGCGCCTGTATTGATAACCCCCACCATAGACATGACAATAGGTATTCCAAACTTAAAATGTTTGGATTTTATGAAGTCCTTAATCACGATGTTTAACCTGGTGGTTGTTCAAGATGAAATTGCCAAGGTCATTCGCATTGAACCCTATAATTGGTATTACAATAATCCAGAACGACTTGAGAGAGACTGGACAAATATCCTTGACCAGAATTCACCGAAGAGAATAGAACCCCTTTCTTTTGAATTATCCAAAGATGTTATTTGGACTTATAATGGCAGCGAATTTGAGTTTCTTCCAAAAGTTTTTAGGGACAGATTTAATTACGAATTTGGAAGAAAAAAATTTGAAACTACAAACGAACTATTCTCTGGTGAGCAAACCTATCAGGTGGCCTTTAATTCCTGTCCAACGAGTGGGGTAACCGGAAATGATTATTTCATCATACCACAATATTTTTATTTAAACAATGGATTGCAGACGCCTTATGCTACGCAACCCCACCTTTTCTTTTGGACAGGAAATAGATACGTGGATGCTTATGGAGCATCAGGAACAATTTTCCCAGGAGATTATAAATCCTGGTATTTGTTATCGGGGAGCACTCCTGTTGAATGGGTCACCTATCCATGCGTAAATCACCTTTCAACACTAGAATCACAATTCCCTCAGATTATTTCTGATTTGAATTTTGAATCCACGTTTGACTTCTTTGGAAACAGCTGGACACAGACACAACAATTCACCCCATTCACGGTCTATAATTCATTCTGGGCTACCTATGTTGATAATCTGTATTCACCCGAAAGCAGACGATTAACGGGCAGATTTTTCTTTAAACCTCTGGATGTATATGAGACCTCATTAAAGGACAGGATTTGGATTAAAGATGCGTGGTATACCATAGAAAAAATAACTGATGCCAATCTGGTAAATAAAACCTTAACTGAAATTGCTCTGATTAAGGAACCAAGCCCATATTATAAAATTGACCCACCATCACCAATTTATGCTATTGCTCCAAACCAACCATATCCACCTGTTGAACCGACATTCCTAAGTGGTGTTTTCTATTCAACAGATGCTGAAGATGTGTGTAATGGAACCGCTCCTATAGAAACGATATTGTCATTTGGTACTGGAACATTGCAGAACCTAAGAAAGGTATATTACGATACAGGAACAGCATTTGCATTGGTGCCAATGGGTACCTACATAAGACAGACCACAAGCTCGGACACCTTTGTCGTCGCGGATACTTATGGTAGAATATTAGAATACGACTGCTAATGCAAAATATTGCCCTACAAATTACACTCAATGGTGTACCGCAAGCTGTCAGTTCAATCAAAGAACTTGAAACAGCAATCAAACAGGCAAAAGTAAGCTTGGACAATACCACAGCCCCTGGAACCGAAGAATTCAAAAAATTCAACTCAGAAATTGAAATTGCAGAAAGAAAATTGCAAGGTTTAAAAAAAGCTTCTGACGCTGATACTGGAAAGTTTTTGGGTAACTTAGGTAAATTGGGCTCAGCTATCGCAGGTTCATTTGCCGCAGCTACGGCAGCTGTTTCTTTGTTTGGGGGTGAAACCGAAGACGTAACCGCGGCTGCTGCGCAAGCGCAAAATGCATTAACCGTAGCGCTGGGTGCCGCAAGTGCTGCTGAAGGATTGCTTACTATTAAAAAAATTGCTGGAACAATAGCAACAGAAGCACAAACTTTAGCTACTGTAGCGGCTAACACTACAACAAAAGCATTTTATACAACCCTTGCAGCAAATCCTTATGGTGCCATATTAGCAGTCATAGGATTGGTAGTGGCAGCAGTTATAAGTTTAACTGGAGCAACAGAAGATGCGGATGAGGCAGAAAAAAAATATCAAGCTACTTTAGAAAAAACAAAAAGGGAACGTGAATTTCAGTTGCAATTATTGCAAACGCAAGGTGCTAGTGAAATAGAGTTATCTGAACGTAGGCGAAGTACTGCATTACAAGATTTGAGAGAAGCTAGAACACGTCTTGAGGTACTCAAAAGAGATGGTGCGAGTCAAAAACAAATCAATGAGGAATTAAATATAATTCTTGAAAACAAGAAGATTGTTCTTTTGGAAAATGCTCGAATTGAAAAAATCACTTCTGAAGAGCGTTCAAAAAATGACAAAGAATTAGCTGATGATTTGAAAAAAAATTCAGAGGAAAGATTGCGTTTGTTACTTGAAGAATTAGAGCTACAAGGTGAATTACGTCAGATTGAACTAGAGCGAACAACGAAGGGTGTTGATATTGAATTGTCTGAATTTGATTCAAATCTTGAAAAAAGAAATGAGGTTTTAAAATCATTGAAAAAAAATCAAAGTGATTATAACAATGTTTTTGAAGAGTACCGAGATATAATCAAAGAAACGTCACCTGAACAATTTTTGATTGATTTTCAGTTTTTTGGGGAGGGTTTAGAAGAACAATCAAATGCTATATTCTTAAATCAAGAACTCATACGCAATAGTTTAGAATTAGCAGGACAACAAGCAGATATTCAAGAAGAAAATTTGATTAATCTGTTGACGACACAATCAGAATTTTTAACTGGTCAAAAAGGTAATACTCAAGAGTATATCCAAAACCAAAAAGATTTAATTGAATTTGAACAAGATTTCGTAAAATCATTTGTTGATACCAATATAAAAGGTTTCAAAGGCTCAACCGAAGAATTAGCAACACAAAGAAAAATATTGTCAGACCAAGCTCAGATTGTGTTTGAAAATTTAATTGAAAACGGCAAGAGAATTGTTGAAGTCAATCAATATTATAAGGAAGCTGCAGAACGAACTGCAGAACTCCGTAAAGAAAACGAGGGACTTGCAAAATCCACCGAAGTACTCAATGGTTTCCTAGAAAAGAATGGGGAATTAATTAGCAAATCAATTGACTTACCAATTCAATTTGCAAATGCTCAAGCAGATGCTCTTATTTTAGAAGAGGAAATTGCTACTCGTAGATTTGACCAAGCAAAAATATTTGCTACAGACATTGAGCAACTGGAATTTACGTTGCTACAAAATGGTATTGATATCAGAAATGCATCTTACGAGGAAAAATTAAAGCTATTATTAAAATATCTTAAATTAGAAATTACAGCAACTGAGGATGCTGAAGCTAAGAAAAAAGCAGCATTTGATAAGACGATAAAACTTATTCAGGATAACATTGCTCAGCTACAAGCTGCATTGGGGGCAATTGCTCAAACGACTACGGATTTATTTGATTTCCAATTAAGTCAATTGGAAAAAAGATTTCAAAGAACACAAGCAAACATTGTAGGAGATACTGATGAAATTAACGCCAAACGATTAGAAGCTGAAAAAATTTATAATGCTGAAAGAGAACGTTTAGAAAAGCAGGCAGCAAAAACTCAGCTTAGAATTTCTTTAGCACAAAGTATCGCAAATACAGCACAAGCAATAACCGCAGCTTTAGCAACGGGTCCTGTCATTGGACAAATATTGGCTGGTATTACTGCTGCAGCTTCTGCAGTTCAAGTTGGAATTATTACCGCACAATTAAATGCAATTGATACGTATAAAAAAGGTGGTAAATTAAGACCATACGCAACCGGTGGGTTGGTCAAAGGACCAGCACACGAATATGGTGGTGTAAAATATCAAGGTGGGGGAATAGAATTGGAAGGTAATGAATCAATTATCAACAGAGTATCCACAGTTCGTTATCAAGATTTATTGAACCAGATTAACCTCAATGGTGGAGGTGCCCCCATTATAAATAATTTCGACGATTCACGTATTGTCGAAGCGATTGCTACTCAACGTAGAGAACCAATCAGAGCTTATGTGGTTGAAAGTGATATCACAAGCAAGCAAAACATTCAACGCAGACTTGAGCTTTTAAGTCAGATTTAAAAAAAGTATTTATCAAAGATGTTTAAAGTAATTGAACTTGAAATTGACCCAACCCTTTCTGGTGAAACTGGCGTATTTGAGGTAGCATGGGTAGAATATCCAGCCATTGAACAAGACATGATGGTTTTCTCAAAGCAAAAATTTTATAAAGCACCAGATTACGTTTCTGACAAAGCTTGTCAAGCCATACGTGAAAATGAAAAAAGGGGAAATCCTGCAGGAACCCAGGTTGGCAAGGTAAGAGCCCAGCAATTGTGCCAAAAACAAGAAATCAGTTTGGAGACAATCAAACGCATGAAATCTTATTTGGAAAGAGCAGCGACTTACAACACAGGAAATTGGGACGATAACGGAACAATTGCTTATGGTTTGTGGGGGGGTCCTGATGCATTGACCTGGGTAGATAAGATTTTAAATCAACAAGAGGATTTCCAAGATGATGGTTTAGAAAATGCTTGCTGGGAAGGTTATGAACCAATTGGTATGAAACCGATGGGTGGCAGGATGGTTCCCAACTGTGTTCCGGTTGAAAACAGCAAACAAGATTTTGCAGAATGTCCACCAGCAACAAAGAGCATTAGCATTAATTTAAAAAATAGACAGAATGCCGTTAATGTTGCCAATTACGGACCATTAAATCCAAACGAATTCAATGACAAATATTGGGAAGCAAAAGCGAAACAATTTAATACAACCATTGGTGAAGCCAAAAGTGCTTTATGTGGAAATTGTGCTTTTTTTAATGTGAGCCCACGAATCAAAGATTGTATTTCTCAGGGCATTTCCGACCAACCTTATGATACAATCGAAGCTGGTGAGTTAGGTTATTGTGAGGCATTCGATTTCAAATGCGCAGCAAAAAGAACTTGTGATGCTTGGGTTGTTGGTGGTCCAGTACAAGAGGAAAAATTTGTATATCCATCTGCCGGGGAAGAAAAAGATGTTTTTATTTCTCGTTGCGTAGGGGTTGTTATGGCTGAGGGCAAAAGCCAAGACCAAGCATTGGGTCAATGCTATGGAATGTGGGAAAACAAAAATTTTGCATTTCAGAAGGTATCTTTTGATTGGGATGGTGTTCTTTCAACCGCAAGGGGAAAGGAGCTCCTAGCTCAAGAGGTGGGCTTTGGTAACTACGTTTATATCATTTCTGCAAGAAACAATGTGAGCAATGAAATGCGTAAGCTGGCCAACGAATATAAAATTCCACTGGATAGAATTTATGCTGTTGGAAGCAATATTCAAAAAGTAAGAAAAATTAAGGAGCTCGGAATTATTCGTCATTATGATGATAATCCAGTAATCAAAGTAGAATTGCCAAGAGAAACAATTTTATTTGATTATGACACCTCGGCAATTGGAGGGTATGTTGATTACCCAGATAGCGGTAGCACCAATTCAATGTTGGTTGAACCTGCTGAATTTGATTGCGGTTGTGGAATGGAAAAATCCAATACGTATTTTGAAGAAGCTGATATGGATATCTTTGGTTACCTGGCAAAGCATTTTGAAATCTGTCCTGGTGCAATTGGATTATTTGAGCATTTAAAAACAATGAATCCTGATTTTGATACTCAAGGAATGATACGTTCAGCAGCACAGATTGCTGACAATGTTTTTGAGATTGAAAAGATGGTAATTGAAAGAGGTTATGCTGACCAATCAGATTATAACCGTGCAGCGATTCTTGTGGACGATTTTAAGGACCTCATGCGTGAGATTGATGAGCTGATTGGAATGAACCACGATGTGTCCTTTATGGATGGTCATTTGGTCATTATAAGCGATTATATCGATGCTTATGATGATGAGGACAAAGAAATTGCAGAAGCTCTTAAAACGCTTAAAAATAGCAAGGAAGAAAAATTCGAAGCTGTAACCAATGAGCTGTTCCGTGGACTAACTGAAGACCAAGTTAAAAGGGGGGTTTATAGAAATGGTCAGAAATTTTATCGATATGATAGAGTATATCCAAAAGCTGACTCTAGAGATTTTTGTATGTCCATTGAAGGCAGATATTTCCGTAGAGTAATTATTGACGCTCTGCGTGATTACAATACAGAATTTGGACACAACAGACAACCTTATTCAAAATGGCTTTACCTTGGAGGTCCAAATTGTGTGCATGCATTCCGTCAATTCGAATATCGTAGCAAATACGAAGGACCACAACGTCAGGTTGAATTGGTTGACCAAGGGTTTGCTGCAGGGCTTCCTGGCACCCCCATGATTGACAGACCACTTCAAGGATACTACAGCGAGGAAACCAGAGCAAAATCAAAAAGAGCTTACGCAATTCAACGTTCACAACAAGGTTTTAATGCAACCTACATGGATGAAAAGCAAGTACAAAAATGCTTTGGTGATTTATGTCAAGTTGGTTTCTCAAAAAACCAAGACCAATTATTCGCAGCTGTTGCTGAAAAACGAATGATTTACACCCCGCTGATGATACCTAATATTCTGATTCCTAGAATAGATGAGGTAAGCAGGGAAAAATACTATGTCAAATTCACCCCTGAAACTATCAGCAAAATTGCAAAGAAATTTGCTATTGAGGGTAGAAACAGAAAAACAAACTACGAACACTCTGACCAAAAATTCAACGATGTTGTAATGGTTGAGAGCTGGATAGTAGAAGGTGAAAACGATAAAGCCTACCAACTGGGATTTTCTCAAGAGCAAATACCGGTTGGCACCTGGATGGGGGGTTATTATGTCCTAGAAACCCCAGAAGGTGAAGATGTTTGGAAAAACTACATTAAAAATGGCAAAGTACGCGGAGCCTCTGTAGAAGGAAATTTCATCTTGAACTTTTCAGCGTTGAGAGACGATGACTATTTATTAGGGCAGATAATAAACATTTTAAAAAATATTTCTGAAAATGAACGCTAACGAAGCAATCAACAAAATCGCAGATTTGTTGGGTTTGAAATTCAAATCAGAGAAGTTTTTTGTAACTAAACTTGTAGATGGTTCTACAGAAATCACTAACGGTAGAGATGACGCATTCCAAATAGGGGATGAGCTTTTTATTGTTGAGGATTCTATCATGAAACCAGCTCCTGCAGGTGTCCACGAAACACGCGAGGGTATTGTTTTAGAGGTTGATGAAGCAGGTCGCATCATCAAAATCTCTGAGAAACCTGAGAGTGCCGAAGAGGAAAGAGTTGCAGATGCTTCAACTGACATTGAAATTCAAACTGAGGTAATGACCCGTGCAACATTGGGTGACGGAACTGTAATCGAGACCGATGAAGAAGGCGACTTCGAAGTTGGGCAAAAATTATTCGCAATAACCCAAGAGGGCGAGCGAGTTCCAGCTCCAGAAGGTGAGCATACAACCGAATCTGGTATTGTTGTAACCGTAGACGCAGAAGGAACAATCACTGGAGTCAAATATCCTGACGAAAGTGGTGAAGGTAGTTTGGAAGACTACAAAAAGCAAATGAAAGAGATGAAAGAAGCTATGTCATCAATGCTTTCCCTTATGCAAAATTATTCCACGGAATTTAATTCCATCAAAAAAGATTATGAAGAGTTCAAAAAATCACCAGTATTTGGTGCTCCTGTGATGAAAAAATCATTCGCAAAGGAAAACATTTTGGACCAAAAAGTTGCATTCCTAAAAAATGCATTAAAATCTAACTAAAAATTAAAATAAAAAAATGAAAAATTCATTCAAAAAAAAGGGGGAAACAAAGAACTTCTCCTTCAACTATGACCTTTCAAACCTACCTACGTACGAGTCGTACGCAGATGAGATGCTCATCAAAGCATTCCTTGGTTTAACTCTTCCGAAGTACAGTTCTGTACGCCCGAATTTGAAAGGAACCACCGAAGAAGTGGGTTTTGTAACAAACGACATCGTATTACAGGATTTGTCGTGCGGTTTTGACCCTACAGGTACTACCGTTCAAAATACCGTTACAGTATCATTGTGTAACAAGAAAATCAATCAACAGCTTTGCCCGTACGATTTGTATGATACGTACTTGAGCAAGTATTTGACCAACGATAACTTCCAGGAGTCAGTTCCTTTCGAGGAGACTATCTTGACTGATATCTCTAACAGAGTAGCTAACGAAATCGAAATCCAATTGTGGAGAAACACCACAGCAACTGGAGCGACTCAATACAACTCACAGTGCTTTAACGGCGTTCTCGCCCTTGTAACTACTGGCAACGGAGCAACTGCAGTTTCTTATACTGCTGCAACCGCTACAAACGGTCTTGAAGTATTCACAACCTACTACCAGGCAATTCCTGAGAACGTTCTTCACAGAGACGACTTGGTAATCTACTGTGGTTATGCTGACTACCGTGCATTGGTTGCGTCCATGAGAAATAACAGCTATGTTAACTTGTTTGATTTCAATTCTGCTGATGCTGCATCAGGTCAAGATTGGGGTGTTATGCTTCCTGCATCGAACGTTCGAGTTATCCCAACTCAAGGTTTGACTGGACAAAGCAAAGTAATCGGAGGTCCTGCTCAATACATTCAAATTGGTATGAACGCAGAGATGATGACCACTAAAGCTATGTACGACCCGTTCGAAGATATCATCAAAATTAACATGCACGCTACCTACGGAACTGGAGTTTTCTCGGTTGATTCGTTCTTCCGTGCTGGATAAACTAAAAACAAAAATTTAATAAAAATATGTCTTGTTTTATTTCTTCAGGTTATACGCTCGACTGTCGTAATGCGTCAGTTGGTGGTGTAAAAACAATATGGATTCTCGGCAATGTTGGGAATAACATTTCTGGTTGGACTCAAAACGGTGACGAGCAAATTATCAGTGCTTCTGGTTCAGGAACTTTTTACAAGTTTGAATTGGTTAAGCAGAGTTCTTCTTTCACAGAAGGAATCACGGTAAATACAACTGCTCAGTCTGTCGTTTTTGAACCAACTTTGGTTATAAATCTTCCTAAACTTACACAAGACCTACGTAACGTATTCCAGAATTTGGTTGCTCAGAATAACATCTTTGCGGTCGTTCTTGATAACAACGATAGGTACTGGAGTTTCGCTTGGGAAAATGGTGGCTTGGTTACCGCTGGTGCAATCCAGACCGGTACGGCTTATGGTGATTTAAATGGTATCTCAGCTTTGACTATGGTCGGCGGTGAGCCAAATGCTTCACAGGAGTTACTCGTAACTTCAACCTTGGCTGCGCTCTTTACAGGTATTACTGTACAGGCGTAATCCAATCATTATATGTGTCATGAGGGTGGGAGTTTTTTCCCACCCTCTTTATTCAAAT